AGAGTGCCGCAATATTATAATGAATGCGCTAATTGTGACCGTATAAATCCTGATATTTTGACCGCTTTTAAAAATAATCCTTATACACATTCATTGACAAATTCTGTTTAAATAAATATGCCATTATTTATGATCTTATGACCTGAAGATGTATTTAAATACATTTGTTTTGAATCCATTAAAACTACTTGATGAAGCAACTGTATAAGCTCCAAAATCCTCCACATAAACCCATTCGCCAACAGCTAATTCTGGTAACATAATATCATTTGAAATTAAATCAATAGAATCACAAGTTGGTCCAAATAAACGACTTTTATGAACTTTATCATTTCGTTCATTAAATGGCAAAATTATCGGATTATGGTGATCGAAATAAATACACCCAAATGAACCGTATATTCCATCATTTAAATAATATATGATTACTTTCTCTCCTGTTTCATCATCAATAACATTTTTTTTACCAATTACATTTAAAACTAATGTATGACTTGATTCCGCAAAATAACGTCCTGGTTCAGCAATAAATTGAATACTATCTTTTTCTAATTCTTCGGAAAAAAAATAATTCATTCCATCATTAATTTGTTTCGCAATGTCTTCAAATTTAATATTACGGTCTACACCAGGAAACCCTCCACCAATATCAATTATACTAATATTTATACCTATTTTTATAGCAATATCATAAGCCTTTTTACAATCATTTATTGCGTCATAAAAAGTATCTGATGAAGAACAACCACTTCCTACATGAAAACTGAACCCAATCACGTCTAATTTAAGTGTTTTTACAATATTTAATAATTCTTCAACTTGAGTCAATTTACATCCAAATTTTTTATTAAATTTACATCTACTTTTACTATCATCAACTGCTAGACGTAAAACTAATTTAGCATAAGGGTGATATAATTTTATTTTATATAATTCCTCTTCACAATCAAATGTCATTAAATCAACATCATTTGCGCGGGCATATCTAATTTGCGATGACATTTTACAAGGGTTCGCAAAAATAATTCTTGATGGGTCTTTTGTAATTTCAATAACCATTTTCATTTCATTTTCACTAGCACAGTCAAAATTACAACCAAGAGAAGCCAGAGCATCTAAAATAACTGGATTAGGATTACATTTTACAGCATAATATGGTTTAACTGTTGGTAATAATCTCAACCAATTATTATATGAATTAGTTAATGCACCTAAATTAATAATATAAAACGCACGCTCACTTTGGTTATCTTCAAGAAAGTCGTTTATTATATCATATGTATCTTTATCACTTCCATATAATTTAACGTCATATTTTTGAAGAAGAGAATTATCAAGAGTTTTTATTTCAGTGAATTTAGTTTCAATAGAATAAACTTTATCATTATCTGTAGACATTTAAATGTAAATATATAATATTTTTAAATTGATTGTAAATATTATATTATGTAAATAATGTGTATTTAAGAACTCTTGGTTTTTTTGTCAGAAAATCTACATACAAAATCATCCTTTAAAGTTTTTCTATTAATAAAATCATAATTCAGATGTGTCTCATTTTTCTTTTCGGTCGGTGTAATTAGATCTCTAACGTCTAACTTGTAACTGTTTTTTTTACTGGCACAAATTGACCACGGTTTCATACATTGACAAAAAATATGTTTTGGTATCATAATAAGTATAATAAGTATAATAAGTATAAATATTTATATCAGTTTTATATATTAATTACATTATATTAAAATATAAAAACATTCTATAATTATAAAATAAGTAAATGTCATTAGATATCCATCAAAATATAAAAAATAAATTAAATTACTTTTATGAAAAGCATAAAATCCCAAATATTTTATTTCATGGACCGTCTGGTAGTGGTAAAAGGACGATTGTAAATGAATTTATTCATAAGCTTTATGACGACAATAAAGATAAAATAAAGGCATTTGTTATGTATGTTAATTGTTCGCAAGGAAAGGGTATTAAATTTATTAGAGAAGAATTAAAGTTTTTTGCGAAAACGCATATAAATTCAAATGGTGGCAATATTTTTAAGAGCATTGTACTGTTAAATGCTGACAAATTAACAATCGATGCTCAATCTGCGCTACGTAGATGTATAGAATTATTTAGTCATAATACGCGATTTTTTATAATTGCCGAAGATAAATATATTTTAATGAAACCTATTTTATCACGTTTTTGTGAAATGTATATCCCCGAACCAATTGTAAATGGGAATATTATAAATTTATACCAATATAATTTAAATGAGGTTTTCAAAATGAAAGATATAAAAAATGCGCGAGCTGAATGGCTTAAAAAAGAACTGCTTAAATATGTTAAAACAAATGTAAACATTGAACAATTGATGGAGTTATGTATAAAACTTTATGAAAAAGCATACAGTGCTTTAGATGTAATAAATTTATTAGAGAATACTAAATTTTTAGATACAACTTTAACAACTGAAAAAAAATATACACTTTTAATGTGTTTTAATCGTGTAAAAAAAGAATTTAGAAGTGAAAAGTTATTATTATTATTTATTTTAAATTTTATTTATTTAAGTACAGAAATAGCTCTAGAAAATATTAGTTTTATGTAATTTTAATTTGTTATATAAATTAGTTTAAAAAATTTTAAAATAAAATTTAGTTTTAGTAATATGGATGATTTTAATGTTAATGCGCTGTATGAATCCAAAAACGAATGGGGTTCGCGATTAGTAACTATTTTGACACCTTTAGTAATAGATGGTTATAAATCAATTTTAGACGAATCTATAAAACTTTGTAAAGATAATGGTGAATTTGAAAAATATTTGATGACTTTTCAAAACTTGATATCTCGTATTCCAAAATGGAATTCACAAATAATTGAAACTGAAAGAAAAAGAATTTGTGAAAAATCTGGTTGTAATTATTTAGATGATTTGGTTACATGTGTTCATATTATTCAATTAAAAATTCTTACTAGCATGCGTGTAGGTCAAAAACAAAAGAAAATAGACATAAATATACCTAAATTAGATGATTTTGTTCATAAAATATACATTAATTCTGCTAGAAAAATATATAAAAATGTATATTTGTTTGAAATAAATATACAACCATTACAAGTTCAAAAAAATTATAGAGAATTGGAAATAATTGTTCAAGAATGTATATTAAATACATTAAGAGAGAGCATTCCAGTAGAGGCTATTTTAAAAGCTTATATGGATGAAACGGTAGAAGAAGATGTTGTTGAAGAAATTAAAGAGCAAATAATTAATGAACCTATTAAACAACCTATTAATTCTGGTGGTGGTGTAAATAATGAATCTATTAATTCTCAATTAATTAATAATAATAATAATTCACGTATAAGTTTTAACGACATTGATTATGTTAAAACAACAGATGGATTAGAGTCTACCATTATTGCTCCAAAAAATGTAGACAGACTTGAAAAAATAAGTGAATTGCGAAATCAACAAAGAACAATGGAGAATGATGATGATAGTGATAAAATAAAAATATCAGACCAATCATTTACATTAAACAACTTGGACATACATACAATTGAAGAACCTAAACTTGAATTATTTCCAGATTTATTACAAGACATTGAAATTTTAGAGTAATTGCGTAAAAAATAAAATAAGAAAATCGTTTCATTATTTTAAATGAACAATATTTTTTTAATTGCTGCTGTTATGTCATTTATATTTTTAATTATAAAGTTTATTGAAATGAGATTTGTTGAAAAAGAAAGTAAACCACTTAAAGAATTGATAAGAGATGCGATTTTGGTTTATTTTAGTGTAGTTTCAGGTCATTTTATATTAAATCAAATTAACCCTTTAGTTGATAACATTGCCGGAGGTTCGAAAATAACTCAGGTGTTTACCGATAATCCTGGATTTTAAGTTTATATTTATAAATGTATTTAAATTTTATAAATATAGAATGTATTATTTTATCTACCAGTCCAGACTTTCACAAGAGGCTTATTAATAGTTCCTTTTTTTAAGTCAATCATATATTCATTAAATGTGTAACCCCATTTTTGATCTTTATATATGTCCCCTAATAATGATTTTTGTTTTATTATTTTGGGATTTTGTGTATAAAATATACAACCAAATATTCTCTCTAAACAACACCTATCTTTTCTACAAAGAACAGATGATAATAAGTTTGTTATTTTAAATTTACTATTTAATGATAAAAGAAAGTCATGGTTAATATATGTTTGTAAACCAAAACATCCATACCATTTGTCATGAGGCATTCCAATTAATACATCATTTAAAACCAATTTTTGTTTAATATTGTGCGAATTTTTTAAATTGTTAGCTATCATTAATGTATCATTTATATTTTCATTGTATGGTATAAAAAACCATAATGGTATTACGTTTATTCCATTTAATATTTCGAAATTTATTCTTTTATGAAAAAAAACGCTATCGTGAATAATGACAGCATTTTCGAAAAATTTATTTTGTATGAAATAGTAATATGGTAACAATTCACCGCGACCATTAAACTCGGATTGTATTATTTCTAAATTTTTATATTCAAATTCAGGTTTTACAAAATCCTTATTACTATTGTCATCAATAATAACTATTTTAATCTCTGGATAAAATGTATGAATTAATTTTACAGAATGGTTCCAGTATTGATTTGTTAATTCGGAATTTACATGACGTGTAATAATAAAACCAAATGAGTTCATAATATATAAAAATATTTTTGTATTATGAACTTACGGCAAAAATGAATCCTTTATATAAATTTAAATATATGATGGAATAACATCGATATTTATAATATCTGTTGGAACATCATCTTTAAATTTAGAATAATTATCAAATTCGGGCCTTTCTAATTGAGCTTGTGGTGTATGATTATGAACACATCTAGCAATCATTTTATATAATTTAAAGTCTGGATATCTATCTTGTCCGTTATTTTTATAAAGCATATTAACCCCATTATCATCTAAACACCATTCAAATATTATTCGCTTAACAGGGTCTTTACATTTACTTACATCTTTAATTTCACTAAAATCTTCAATAACATAATCAAAAATTGAACAGGCAAGGCGACATAAATCAAAACTATAATTTGGCTCTAATCTAGGTTTTTTATCATTTAAGTATGGTTCGGTATTATATTGTGTAGCGGCATCGCCTCCTGCTTGAAAACTATCACTACAGAAAATAGCACTGTTAAATTTATATATACTTCTTCCAAAATCAATAATTTTAAATATGCGACCAAATGTTGGAACCTTATAATATTTTTTTTTATAACAATAATAAATAAATTTTCTATCAGTTTGATTATACATTACATTATTTGTATGTAAGTCATTATGTGTAAAATTAAATGCTTTTTGATATGTAATTAAAATCATTATTATTTGCATAAGAGCAGAAAACCATTCATCTTTTGTCAAATCATTGTTTAAAATCAAATTGTCAAATGTGTCTTCACAATATTCCATACAAATAACTTGAACTGGAAATTTAGGAATGGTTACATTAATTTTTTCTTCTTCAAATGATAACTCGTCGTCTTCATCACTTTCTTCATTACTTGCTTCATCACTTGCTTCATCTTCCCAGACATCATTTTCACTATCGGAATCTACACCACTAGCATTTTGATTTTCTTCACAATCTTCTTCATTCTCTGTATGCGATGACCTTGATGAACAACTTGAAGTTGATTTTAATGTAATTGATTCATTAGATTTTTTATGTTCGTTTAAATCTACATTTGTTATGTCAACTAAATCACCTGACATGTTTTTTAAATCATTTAGGTGAATTGTATTTTTATCAAATATGTCTTCATAAATTTCATCATTAAAAGAATTAATAGATACTTGCGATTTAGCGCTAACATTATTGCCAATGATAATTGGTTTTAATTTTGTATTTTCATTTTGAAAGAGATATTCATAATCATCAACTTTAAACATTGTGCTTTTATTTTTATTAAAAAAATCGGAATTATTTAAATATTCAATGTCGTCAAATACGTTAATGGTAAAATTGTTTTTAATTCCCAAAAAAGACCCATAATAATCTACACCATGATAAAAATTATGTGTATAAAGCAGATTGCTTGAAAAATAAGCAAATAAACCGTCAACATAAGCACAATTATTCATATCTAAAAATTTTTCATAACAGTCCAAATCTGTATTATTTAATTGAGGCAATGAAAATATTTTCTCGTTATGAACACTATATTTACCTATTAAAAACTTGTATGGGTCTATCATCGGTGCCATTTTAAAAAATACATCCTTTTCTTTAATTTTATTATTAGTTGAGTTTTTCACTTTACATTTTAACAAATTTGGATTTTCTTCATTAGTTTCACATACATCCGTTAAATACCATTTATGATTCAAATTAACATTGTTATAATTTGTTTCATTTAACGAAAAAAATTTATTGTAAATAGGAATGTAGTTTTGAGCATTAGAGATAAATAGCGATTTAGAACTTTCTAAACCTTTGAAAACTTCTAGATTTTTTCTTTTTTGATAATTAACATTTATCATTTATTTAGTTAAATAATATATAAATTATTTTTGTTTTTAACTTATAATTTACTATTAATATTATTAAAATTGTATTGCGTAAAAAAGCGTAAATATTTTTTTCTGTGTTAGTTAATAATGACGTTAGAACTTAAAAAATTTGATATGAAGAGCATTCAGTTTAAACCAAATGAAAACAAGGGACCTGTTGTAGTTTTAATTGGAAAGAGAGATACTGGTAAGTCCTTTTTAGTAAGAGATTTACTATTTTATCAGCAAGATATTCCTATTGGAACTGTTATTTCTGGAACAGAAGAAGGTAACGGTTTTTATGCCAAGATGGTGCCAAAATTATTTGTCCACAATGAATATAACACTGCTATTATCGAGAATATATTAAAGAGACAGAGAACCGTTTTGAAACAAATTAAAAAGGATATGGAAACATATAAACGTACTACAATTGACCCAAGAGCATTTGTTATTTTAGATGATTGCTTATATGACGCAACTTGGACTCGTGATAAGATGATGCGTTTGCTATTTATGAACGGGAGACATTGGAAGGTGATGTTGGTGATCACAATGCAATATCCGTTAGGTATTCCACCCACACTGAGAACCAATATAGATTATGTTTTTATTCTTAGAGAGAATTACATTGCTAACAGAAAAAGAATATATGAGAATTATGCCGGTATGTTTCCAACATTTGAGTCCTTTTGTCAAGTGATGGATCAATGTACTGAAAATTATGAGTGTTTAGTTATAAATAATAACTCCAAATCCAATAAATTACACGATCAGGTCTTTTGGTATAAAGCAGATAATCACGGTGATTTCAGATTAGGTTCAAAAGAGTTCTGGGAGTTATCTAAGGGTATTAATTCAGATGACGAAGAAGAAAAATATGATCCAAATTCAACTAAGAAACGCGGTGGAGGTCCTAAGATTAGTGTAAAAAAAACGACTAAATGGTAATCCACTTTTTAAAAAGTGGAGCAAAACAATAATAAAAATAATAATTATTTATCTTCTTCTTTTCATAGATTTCTTATTTTTTCTAGTTTTTCTTTTTTTCTTAGATGATTTCTTATTTTTTCTAGTTTTTCTTTTTCT